CATTCCAAGATGGCTTTCCACGCCTGAAGATCCTGGCCGGAATGGTCGGGATGTTCACGCTGCTGATGGTCTTCGCTATCCAGCGCATTCCGATGCCGGTGGAGGCCAAAGCCGTACCGCGCCAGTTCGCCGACGCCTGGAACGACGCCGAGATACTACCGTTGAAGAAAGCCGACAGATTCGTATCCACTGAGATGCCGCCTCACTCGGTGGTAGTCGAGCGCATCGCCCCAGATGCGCCCGCAAGTGCGCCGCCCGTGATCCTGGTGCAAGATACTGACAAGCCTCTTGCAGCCAGGCACGGGCGGTTGCGCATGGACGTTTGCTCACGGCATCACATGCGCAAGGTCGTCACGCGGGGAGGGAAGTCATGGCGCTGCCAAAGGTAGACGAGACACTGTACGAGAACGCCGTCGCGCTAGCAGAACAACGCGCCGCCCGCATCGAGGCGCTGGAGGCCGCGCTGCGGAATATAATAGTAGCGGGGTCGTATCAGCCATTTGTTGCTCACCCAGCAGTGATGGTTGATATCGCCCGCGCCGCGCTCGATAAGGACGCAACGTGAAACTCATCCGCGTCTTTCCACGCCGTACCAAGGCCACGCCCGACGACAACCTCGCGCGTTTCGGCCCGCCTGATCTGTTTGACGAGGCAGACGAGGTCCACGTCTCTGTCACATTCACCTATGACAGGGCGAAGGCCGAGCAACTCGCCGAGGAATGGCGGTATGTCGCGCCAGTCAAAGTCGGTGGCGTGGCCTATGGCGACACCAGTCTAGAGTTCATTCCTGGCCGCTATATCAAGCCGGGCTATACCATCACGTCCCGAGGATGTCCGCGCCGATGCTGGTTCTGTGGCGTCTGGAAGAAATGGCCACAGGCTAATCCGTTGCCGATCTATGATGGCTGGAACATCCTTGACGACAACCTACTGGCCTGCCCACGCGACCACGTCGAAGCGGTGTTCGCCATGCTGCGCCGACAATCTGGCCGCGTTGCCTTTACCGGAGGCCTAGAGGCTCTTTCATTGCAAGACTATCAAGTTGATCTGCTGGCCAGCCTGACGCCGAGGCCAACCATGTTCTGGGCATACGATCCTGGCGACGAATTTGAAACACTGGAATATGCGGCGAGCCGGATGCTGGGAGCAGGCTTCACGCGCGAGAGCCATCGGCTGCGCGTTTATGTCTTGATCGGCTATCCGAAAGACACTTTCGATGCTGCCGAAGGTCGATTGCAGCAAATGATCGGGATCGGCCTCACGCCAATGGCAATGCTGTGGCGACCGGAAACACCGTCACAGGAAAAATTCAAGCCTGCGGAAGAATGGCGATCGTTTCAACGTCGCTGGGCAAGGCCGGCAATCATCCACTCCCGTGCCGCGTTCAGCCCGGAGGAAGCAGGACAATGAGATCCCTAAATCCCTTTGACCACATCAAGGTGTTGGAAGCTCGCATCGAGTGGCTAGAACAGAGGCTTAGACAAACAACGGGAGAAGCGGTGATGGCTAACGATCGCATCGAGGCGCTGGAAACCGCGCTGCGGAAGATAGCCGATATGAGTGCAGAAACTCAGGAAGCCGTGACCACGGCTGAATATCAACATATTGACGCACCGTGGAAGATCGCCCGCGCCGCGCTTGAGGGCGCAAACAAATGACCGAGCCAACACATTTCGAAAAGGTCGTTTCTTATGTCATGAGCAATGACAGAAGCGAACTGGACAATATGAGGGCAGAACGTGACTATTGTCTGCACTGTCTGGAGCGAGAGATTGAGATTGCGCACCGAGCCCAAGTCGAGCTGGCCAACGAGCGCGAGCGGTGCATCGCCGTCTGTGAAAGCTGGATCGGCACGTTCCAGAAGTTTGATCCTAAGCGCATTGGTGCTCGCAACTATGCCGTGGACGCGATTGAAGACATCATCGAGGTAATCCGCGAGGGCACCGATCCCCGCGCCGCGCTCGATAAGGACGCGGTCTAGCAACCCCGGCAGATCGACGGCGGCGGCGGTGGATAGGGCGGCAGGGGATCAACCCTGCTTTCACGGTCTCAACCGCGGCGGCCCTCCGTCGAGCACGCCGATAAAGTTGAGCAACAACAGGATGACGATCAGCACGCCGATCACCATCAGCGCGATCTTGCAGACCCGCTTGAACGGTTCCTGCATCGGCACATTGTCGACGAGGTAATTCAACAGCCACAGAATCAGAGCAAGCACAATTACGTAGATTACCAGATACACAAGCGAGGCGATCATGATGCGTCCTCCTCTGGCTCACCGTTGTCCACGGCGCTCCGCAACATCTCGGTGAGGCCGACAATCGCCGCCAATGCGGCATGTTGCGCATCAGCGTCGCCGTCCTCAATCGCGTTATGCAGCCGCGTTGTGACATCATCCATCCGTTCCAGAAATTCTGTGACGGCGTCTCGCAGTATCAGGCTCATGCTTCATCTCCCGGCTCGTCGACCGCCTGCGGCATCGGATGGTCTATCGCATGCGGCTTGTCAGCGACGCCGTCGTAATTCTCATCTGTGATGTTCTGGAACAGCAGCGCCTCGCTTTTGCGGCGCCGCGTCAGGCCGGCCAGCGTCTTGCCGTTTGCCTTGTCCCACCTAAGAAACTCTTTCGCCGCGCCCGCAAAATCCTTGGCGTTCACCTTCTTCAATAGGGTGCTCTTGGCCAGCGCTCCACTCCCGCAGTTATATGTGAAGCTCGTCAATGCGTCGAACTGATACGGTTCCAGCGGCACCTTTACCAATCGGCGAACATCGGCCTCGAACTTCTCCATGTCGTGCAGGAATGCGCTGTCACACTGCGCCTTGCTCCACACCGTGTCGGGCTTCACCTTGTTGCCGTGTTCGGTCGTCGTGCCCCATCCGATAGTCCAAATTCCTGCGGGACATTTATATGAACGATACTTGCCCTCGTGCGGATGAAGGCATCCTTCAAAATGTTTGATCAAATTTGCGCCGGCCGGTGTCAGCTTGAGATGCGCATTCATGGCAGGGCCTCCTTCACCGTTGCCAGTCCATCGGTCAATGCCGCCTTCTTGCCGGGATCGTTCACACAACGCTCGATCAAGGTCAAAAAGCGCGTGTGGGTCATTCTATCGCGCTGGACCGAGAGATAGAGCAGACTGCCTAGGATGAAGAATTGCAGCAGCACCAAAGCCAATAACACAGGCACACTGTTGAGTGCAGTGATCGCCTGTTGCGTGACCTTACTGGTTTCCTCGACGATGCTCATCAGCTCCTCGGAAACGCAGCAGTCGCCACGGTATAGCCGGAATCACTGGCATAGCGCGCCACGCCCTTGGTGATGCGAAGCTCGTCAATCCAGCCATTGAAATACAGACCCAAATTGTCCGAGTTCTCACCGATCGCCAGCGGTTTCGATGGACTGAAAATAGTGCGGGCCGTGGTGAATGAACCCACCATTGAACCGTCCTTGTAGAGACGATATTTGCTGCCATCGTAATCGAGACAGATTGCGGCCCATGTGCTGGCAGTCAGCGTACCGCCAGTGATGTCGCTCAGAACGTTCGTTCCCGTGGTGCTGACGTTCCAGCCGAGACCCGAGCCGTTCTGGAACAGTGTCCAGCCCAAATTGGGTGCAACATTGCCCCATTTGCCAACGATCATTCTGGTGCCGGCCGCGATCGTCGCCGGCATGATCCAGCACTCGACCGTGAACGTGCCAGAACCGAAATCAAAGTCGGAATGGTTAGCGAATGTGAAGCCATCGGAGGCGCCATCGAACAGTGCGGATGAACTGCCGAACTTGAACTGCGCGGTATCGATCTGGGCATTGCCCAACGGCGTCGCGTTACCCCGCAGTTTGCTGCTTTGGTCGGTGACGGTTGTCGAGGCGTCGGCCCCTTCGAACCCTAGCAGCAACACCGTACTGGAGAAAGATGCGTCGGGGGGACCGCTAGTCTTTGTTACGCCTGCCGCCGTTCCTGTCAGCGCGTAACTGCCGCTACCGGCCGTCAAGGTCTTCGGCGCCGTGACGGATGCAACCCTCGTGGCGCCGAACCCGGTTAGTTGCGTTACTTGGAGCATGTCAGTCGTCGGTTTCGGCGAACGTGGTATAAAGGATTTTCACGCCGTGGAGCCGCGCGTCGACGGCGAGGTTGTCACTGCCGTTCGCGGGATTGCGCGTAACGCGGAACGACACCAGATTGCCATCGGCCAGCCCGCCGGAAACGAGAAGGTTCGCCCCGGTCGAGATGTACAGCCTGTTGGTGGTCCCGCCGGTGTCCACGACATACGTCGCGCCACCGAAGGAAACATCAAGCGACTCGTTGTCGGCAATGGTCGTGGCCTCGATGCCGAAGGCGACGCCAAAATTGGTAGTGGTTGCGGCATGCGACCAATAAAACGTGCAAATGAAATTGGTGGTGGCGTCCCATGATTTCGGCATCACGATCGAGAACTGTGCGAACTCGGCCGTCGTCGCGTCGAAATCCAGCGTGCTGACCATGTTCTTGTTGGTGGTCATCTCGACGCTGTTCACCGCTGCGCCATTGGTGGTCTGCGGCACCATCGCTGTCGATGGAATCCAGATCGTGTGCTTGCCGATCGTGCTGCCACCACCACTACCGCCAATGGCAATTTCATCGATCGCGTCCTGCACATTGGCGCTCGCCAGGCCGCTTGATGTGTTGGTATAGGAAACGTTGGCCGCGTCGGTATAGCCCCACATCACCTCGTAATCGGTTGTGGTCGCCTTTTGCAGCAGTTGCCCCACCGCGCCACCGGCCGGCAGCACTCCACCGGGAGTCTGGATCATCAGTTGATAGTAGTCATGGCCCGCGCCGTCATTGGCGCCGGGATCGAACGTCGCGCCGGATGTATGCGCTGTCGTGACGACGTAGAGCCCGCCGTTGATCGAGAACGTATCCATCACCGAATAAGCTGTATCCGGCGCCCACTCCCCACGATCCCGGAAGGTCGCCACCGGCAACTCGTACGGACCCAGCACCGTGTCGTCGGTCATGTGGACGTACATCATGACGCCGGAGATCTCGAAGTAAGCAATGCCGGCAGACGGATCGGGCCGCTCTTCCTGCGCGATCATGCGCTGGATCAGATCCCAGAAATTGATGTCCACCTGCTCCGGCGACAGGTTGAATCCCTGACCGGAGCCCCAGCGTGCCAGGTCGTCGGTGCGATAGGTTTGTGTCATTTGGTCTGGATGTCCTCAGCCGTATGGCGCGCCGGAAACGGAGAAGGTGATGTAGCCGAGTGGCGGAAAGCCGGTCGGCTCGCCGATCGCAGTCCAGTTGGCGAGATCAGCTTGGTAAGCCTGGCCTGCAGGGTAGAGCGGATTAGACGGGTTCGACATGGTGGCGGCGCAATAGAGATAATCGTTGAAATTCTCGTAGGGTCCGGGCACCCCGGCATACATTGCCGTGGCAAAACCAAAATGGCCGTAATGCGTCCACGCGTAATGCGGCGTCGACGGTTCCTCCACCGGGATTCTGGAATAGGTCAGCAGTTGTCCGAACTGCGCCCAGAATTCATGTGGCGACGGCTCCGGCTCGCCTTCCGTACGCCATTGAACATTGACGATGTTCTGAAATTGATCGAGCACCCAAGGTGGGTTATTGCCGAGCGGGCCAATGGCGCCAGGCTTGTCTGGGTCAGGCAGAAAGTCCGCCGATCTGTCGGAAATATCCAGGAGATAAGTGCTCCAGTGACCACTGACGGACAACTGCGGGTCACCGTCGTTTTCCATATATTCCGATTGCGAGAATACACAGACGTCAATCCATTGGTCCCGGTCATCCACCGCATCGCTGAGTTTGTATTCATTCCCCGGAACCATGTAGACCCGGCGCGTCGGGTCTGCCTCAAAAGCAGCTTTGGCAGCGGCATCGATGCTGGTCTTGCGATGATAAATCCGCCGCGCGCCTAACAGCCGCGTTTCGTTCGAGCTGTCATTGCGGATGCCCTGCACAATGCCCTGATCACCCTGCTGGAATTCCGTGGCGATGATGCAATTGACACCAACGTATTCTCCCGGATCGGCCGGATTTCCCTCGGGTGGGCACACCATCCGAACCCCGATCAGGCGCACATCCTTATTCCACGAGGCGTCACTAGAGTCCGGATCGTCCCTCCAATACAGCCGAGTGTATTCTTCCTGCCAGTGCCCGGTGTGCTTGTCCCTGTAGGTTTTTCTTATGACATCGATGCGTTCGATATCGAGCCAGATATCCGGTAGAATCTCATCGTCCAGGTTGCGTCCGAGGATGCGGATGACATGCGTGCGCCGTGAATCCGTAGTCATTCAGCTTCCGCCCAGCGGCTTCCCGATCACGCCCTCGCCGAACTCGCCGGTGAACCTATAATATTTCTGCTGCGCGGGATTTGCCCCGAAACTAGATCGCTCTGTCCTGTACCGGGTCATGTAGTGGGTTTCGGTGTAACTGTAATTTCCGGTCAGTACCTTGCCCGATCCGCTGCGGCCGATCCGCAAAATCACATTGGGCACGCCGATTTCCCCAGGCATGTAATAAGTCTGCGCCGGGGTAACATCGTTGCTCTGGAACGGGCGGACAAGTGACTCGAATTCCTGGCTCATGTGATGGTCCCGGATTGCAGGTCGATGCCCATCGGCACCGTCAGGTTAGAGAACTTGACATTGTAGACCTTGTGAAACGGCCCGTTGTTGACCGGCTTGAACTGCCACTCCTGCCAGAACGGGTCGGCCTTCAGCAGGTTAGGCAGGCTGTTGGCGCTCAACATGGCCGTCTCGCGTTGCCGCTTGAAATCACTGACAT